GGTAAAGGAGGAGGATTCTAATGATTGATAAAGATGGATGGTCACAAAGAGATCTTATTCCTGATTGTGAATGTATCCTCATTTGCTTGAAGAATGCTCCTTGTGGAACTGATAGAAAACAAGTTGAACGATTGATTAAGGAGTATCAAAATAGATGAAGTTTAAAGCAAAAGTTTATGTTAGACTGAGAGCAGCAGTTGATGACTCTGCTGGTAATGCCGTAAGAGATGCTTGTGGTAGACTGTCTGAGTTGAAGATGCAGAAACTGAGATTAGGTAAACTGATTGAAGTTGACTTTGAGGCACCTGATAAAGAGACTGCCGAAAAAGAAATCGAAAAACTGAGTGACAGATTATTCTCTAATCCTGTCATCGAAGATTATGAATTTAATGTATGGAGCACTGAACAATGAATGTAAAACTGTTACGCATCAGCACTGGTGAAGAATTGGTTGCTGAGATTGTTAATGAGACTGATGAAAGTATCACTGTAAAGAATGGACTAGTCTGTATTCCTCAGCAGAATAGTGTTGGATTTATGCCATGGGCAACCGTAGTTGATAAGTCTGAACCTGAGATTACAATGGGACGACAGTTTATTGTTTATATTGCAGAAGTTGATTCTACTGTAAAGAATAAGTATAGTGAAATGTTTGGCGGCATCACCACTCCTGAAAAGAAACTGATTCTTTGATATGAATGAAGAGCAATTAGAGCACGAAAGATGTGTGGATGATGACTATAATGTCATCGCCCACTACTATCGCGCTAAAAGACTGCATCCAAATATTCCATTTTATCTGCAGGACGAGAATGGAGAAACTTTTGAATTTGGATGGACACTCATTTACCAATACATTGATAAACTAAACCAATGAAAAAGAAAATTAAAGCACAAGTTAAATCAAAGTTTTACTACATCTTTTGGGGCACTGCAACAGTGTCTGTTCTGCTTGGACAATTGTATGTTGGCACTGGATACCGTCTGATGGCACAAAGCAACTTTGAACTTAAAAACTTTTTTTACGAACTCGCCAATTAGTATGGGACTTCTAAAAATCGATAAGAATAACCTGGTTCCAGCAAAGGTTAAGACTACACCACAGAATGTTGCAGAAGCAAACCAAGCACTGTTTCGTGCTACAATGAACTTGCCCACGGCTGCCAAGCACTGTGGGATGACTCAGAAGGAAATGAAATTGACCTTCTGGGAATTTTTGAAATACAACAAACCTGATTATGATCAATCCGAATTTATTTGATTTTCCTTCTATTTTTGGTGTCGTTAAATCTACTGATGGACTAAAGAGAAATCAAACTAGACCTCTACGAGCAGAGGTTCAGGAAATTTCTATTGCCAAATATAGTGGTGGACAACTTAAATATGTTGGAGACACAGAAAATGGTAGAGATTTTTTTGGACTCGTAGATGATCTCTACTATGAATCAAAAGGTATGGACGGTCTTTTTTGTAAGACCATACCATGGACAGGGTGGATTACCTTAAAAAACTTTCAAGGTAACAACTTGGGACTTCCCGAAAAGACCTTTGATTATATGCTATTGTGGGATACCAAAACATATACTGTAGGTATGTGCACTTGGGATGCTTGTATGAAGAAAACAGATATTAAAGACGCAGGAGTTCGTTTTAGGGTGCATTTTGATGATATTACATTCCTTGCTAAGAATGTGATTCCAGTAGAGAAAGAAGATTTTGCTATTAGACTCTATAATATGATTGAGGAAATGGTATGAGTATGAAATCTCTCAAGACTCCCCTCCGATACCCTGGCGGGAAGAGTCGTGCTTGCACCAAAATGGATCAGTTCATTCCTGATCTTAGAGACTATACAGAGTATCGCGAACCATTCCTTGGTGGCGGCAGTGTTGCCGTTCATATCACTAAGAAGTATCCTCACCTAGAAGTGTGGGTAAACGACTTCTACGAACCTCTGGTGACCTTCTGGAGGGTCCTGAAGGATCAAGGGGACGCACTTTACAGGGAACTGCAGGATGCAAAATCCAGAAATTCTGATGAAGATTCTGCAAGAGAATTATTTTTAAAATCAAAGGAAGTTGTCAATGATCACACTCAATCGGATCTATTTCGCGCTACTAGTTTTTATATTGTCAATAAGTGTAGTTTTAGTGGGCTCACAGAATCCTCCTCCTTCAGTAGACAAGCAAGTGTCTCCAACTTCTCAATGCGAGGAATTGAAAAACTCCCTGGATATTCGGGAATAATTCGAAATTGGAAAATTACTAATCTTAGTTATGAAGACTTACTCACCGACTCAGGGGATACTTTCACCTACCTTGACCCACCCTACGATATTGGATCTAACCTATACGGAAGGAAAGGTAATATGCACAAATCATTCGACCACGATATTTTTGCTGCCGATTGTTCTCGCTTTAGTGGTCCTCAACTCATATCTTATAATGCGTCTCAACTGGTCAAAGACAGGTTCAAAGAATACCAAACAGGAGAGTTCGACCTGACTTATACGATGCGTTCTGTTGGGGAGTATATGCGTGAGCAGCAGCAACGTAAAGAACTTTTATTATTGAATTACCCCCTTGACAAAATTCAAGAAACGGTGTATAAATAAGGTACGATATGAGTGTTGATTATATTCGACACACACATCTAATACACACACCAATTTAATAACAATGGCAGCTAACCCGTATGAGTTACGTTGGGAACTACTCCAACGTGCTGAAGATCGCCTTATACAAAGGTATAATGCGTTAGAGAACAGATACAACATCCTGAATGAAAGGGGTGAAGATCCTGGAGATTATCCAGAGTATCCGACCGACACTGACATTTTGCTACTTGCAAAGTCAATGAACACCTTTATTTCGGGAGGTGAATCTAATGTCTAATGTTCTCGATTTTCATGACAACTTCAAACCACTAGTAAGGTTTGGAAAAGAAATCCCTGGATACTATGTGTCTAGGGAAGGTGATGTTTACAGCACCAAAACAATGCAGTTTATGAGCAAGTCTGAAACATTATCTAAAAGAACTGGTAGACTTGAGTCACTGTTCTTCCGTGCTTCAATCAAGAAGGGTTTCTTCGAAGACTATACCCATACCAGAGGAAACGATCGGAAGAATTGGAACTTTGGCAAAATCAATATCTCCTACCACAGGGCGGTAGCAGAGACGTGGATGCCTATTGATGAGTTTCCACCAGAACAACTGCGAAACTGCTGGAAAGACCTCCCAGAGGAAGCAAAGCAGTGGGTAAGGGATACTGCGCTCATTGACCATATCGACGATGATCCAACAAACAATCACTTGGATAATCTGAGATGGGCAACTCCCAAACAAAACGAGCGCAACCGTAAAAACAACGATCGCAAAAACGGTAACATTTAATTATGGAATTGAAAGACTGGTTGAACTCAATCAATCTTACAAAGAAAAACTTGATTGATGAGGATGCTTTGATTGAAAAAGAGTATCCTCCCTTTATTATTAACAAATGTCTCTCAGGACATTTAGACACTGTTCTCTTCGCAAATGAGATGAATCAATACCATTTTCTACCTAAGAAAATGCAATATGATTTTTTTCTAAATAGTGTGAGGAAAAAGAAGAGGTTCTCTCCCTGGATCCGACAAGATAAAATCCAAGACCTTGATTATGTAAAACGTTATTATGGTTATAGTAACGAAAAAGCAAAGCAGGCTCTGAAAATTTTAACACACGAACAACTTGCATTTATTAAATCTAAATTTGAGACTGGAGGAACAAAATGAGTGTCGTTCAAGAACCTGAAGTGAAATGGTCGCCCGAAAAAATGGTTGAAGTGGTTCTTAACGAACCAGATGACTTTCTGAAAGTCCGTGAAACTTTGACTCGAATTGGAGTTGCTTCTAGGAAAGAGAAAAAGATCTATCAGTCCTGCCATATTCTGCACAAGCAAGGAAGATATTTCCTGGTGCATTTTAAAGAACTGTTTGCACTTGATGGAAAGCATGCAAATCTTACTGTCAATGACATCCAGCGGCGTAACCGTATTGCTCAATTGCTTGCTGATTGGGGTCTTATTGGTGTTGTTGATGTAGAGAAAATTAAAGATATCGCTCCACTAAATCAAATTAAAGTCCTTGCATACAAGGATAAGCAAGACTGGATCCTTGAGACCAAGTACAATATTGGTTCTAAAAAGAAAAGGACAGAGGAAAC